CAGATGACAACAGGAACTCAAAACGTAGCAGTAGGCTTTGGTGCTTTTCTTGATTTAACAACAGCAGAACAAGCTACTGCGGTAGGTAATTCTGCAGGAGCAAATGTTACTACAGGTAATGGAAACACTTTTTTTGGAGCTGGTGCTGGTTGTAATGTTACAACAGGTGCTCAAAATTTAGCTATTGGTGTAAATGCTGGAGCAGATGCAGTTAGAGATTTAACAGGTAGTTGTGCCAATAATATTGTAGTAGGTAATAATAGTTCTGCTGCCGCTTATATTAAAATTGATTGGACAGTAACATCAGATTTAAGAGATAAAACTGAAATAAAAGATGTTAAACATGGTTTAGATTTTGTTAATCAAATAACACCTATTGAATATAAATTTAAAAAATCAAGAAAAGATGACACTCCACATGGAACTAAAAAATATGGTTTCAAAGCACAAGAGCTATTAGAATTAGAAGGTGATAATCCAGTTATTATAAATAACGAAGATGCTGATAATTTAAAATTAACTTCTGCACATTTAATACCAGTATTAGTCAATGCAATAAAAGAATTGACAAAAAAAGTAAAAGATTTAGAAGATAAGTAACAACAAAAGAAAGAAGATAAAATGTTAAATACGTATGTCGTAGAAGGCGGAGTAGGTAAGTGTGCTACATTTAGTGCATTAATTCCTAAGTTAAAAGAAAAAGGAGATGTGCAAATATACACACCTTACATAGGTTGTTTTGCCAGTAACCCAGATGTTAAATTAGTATTAGAACAAACACTACCTTTAACAGATCCAAGGATCATGGCATCAGATAATATTTTTTATTGTGAGCCTTACAAATCTAATTTTCAATTTGGTAAACAACATATTATTGAAAGCTACTGTGAACATCATGGTGTTGACTATGATAAATCAATGACAGCTAAACTGTATACAGATTACCATAAAGAATCTGTTAAAGAATGGTTAACTAAGAATGAGATTGGTAAATACATAATGATTCAATTCTCTGGTGGTCAAGCTCAAATGGGATACAATGCTAGCAATCAATATGTAAATATTAATCCAAATAGAAACTATCAACCTTATCTTGCTCAACAAGTCGTTAATATGTTGAGAGAAGAATATAAAGATACCACAATTATTAATTGTGTTTTACCTAATGAACCTCACTATGATGGTACGATTAGATGTGATTTACACTGGACCCAGTTACATGAAATGTTAAAAGGATCTGAAGGGTTCGTTGCTATAGATAGTTGCCTACAACACTTCTCACCCTCAGCTAAGGCTTATGGGGTTGTTGTTTGGGGTAGTACTCGTTGGACACAATTTGGTTATTCACACAACAAAAATCTACAGTTTCACATGGGAAATGAGTGGGATGAGGCTAAATATAACGATAGCGATCCTAGAAATAACATGGTAGAACCAAAAATAATTCTTGATGAATTTAAAAAACTTGATACAACTAAACCCGTTGCATGCGCAACTAACTAAAAGGATATAATATGAGTGAAGACGTAAAAACTGCAGAAGATATAGCACAAGATTACACAGCTATGGGACATTCAGTAACTTTAATTAATGAAGTTATTGCTGGAACACAAATGGCAGACGAAGAAGCTGCTGATAGACAATCAGCTGTTGACAGAAATGTTGAACATTTAGAACTTATGGTTGCTAAAGATTTTTGGACTAATGAGAGTATGACTGCTTCTAATTCTGCGATCACTGCTGGTAAAGCCTACACAGCAAGCTAGGAGAGTTAACCTATGCTCTTTGGATTTTTTTCATTTGCAGAAGAGCCGTTTTCAACGGCTAACGATAAAAATGTAAATATTCAAGTAATAGGTAATGCTTTATCAATTAGTATTGGTAGTGTTGGAATTACAGCTGGTTCTATTGTAGAGATTCCTGATGTTTCACAAGTAACTCTTGGAACTGGATCTTTAACTATTACAGGAGATGCTAACTTTAGTGTTGTTGGTAATGCGACTTCATTAAACACAGGAACTGTTACTGTTATTGCAGGAGCTACTGCAAATGTTAGCGGAAATTCATTGACCATTGCTACTGGAAATGTTACAGTAACTGGAACAGCGTTAGTAAATCCAACTGGAGCACAGCTAATAGCTAACACAGGAGAAGCAGGGGTCATCACTTGGAATGATATAATACCAGGAGCAAACATGACATGGACACCAATTGAACCCTTTTAAATAAATTATGGCATCATCATACTCATCAGATTTAAAATTAGAATTAGTAACTACTGGAGAAAAAGCAGGTCTTTGGGGAACTATAACAAATACAAATTTACAAATTTTACAACAGTCTTCTTCCGGTTATTTATCTTTAGCTGTAGGTGGAGCTGACGTTACTTTGGCTTTAGATAATGGAGCTACTTCAAATGGTAAAAATTTATATATTAAATTAACAGGAACATTAACAGCAAACAGAACTGTTACCATGCCTGCAGGAGCTGAAAGAGTTTTTATTATTGAAGATGCTACAGTTCGGGGAACCTCAAATAGAACTTTAAGTGTATTGACAGCAAGTGGAACAGCTTTAGCAATACCTTCAGGTGCTGTCATGTTAGTTAAATCAGACGGTACAAATACTACTAAAGGTATAACTCAAAAAGGCTATAATACAATTACAGATTCAAACACTCCTTATACAGCTGTTTCAGGAGATCAAATTTTAGCTAACACAACAGCTAATCCTATTACTATACTTTTACCTGCATCTCCTGCTGTAGGGGATGAAGTAACTATTATTGATACTAGAGGAACATGGGGATCTAACAACTGTATTATTAACAGAAATGGTAAACCTATTAACTCAGGAACAAGTAATTTAACTTTAGCTATTAATGGTCAATCTATTACTTTATTATATATAGATGCAACAAGAGGTTGGGCATTCAAAACCAACACCGCATAAGGAGCATGGATAATGGCTCTTATTGATTTTAAAGTATTACCTGGAATTGATAAACAGGACACCACTTCAGGTGCAGAGTTTCGTTGGGTAGATTCAGACAATGTACGATTTAGGTATAACTTACCTGAAAAAGTAGGGGGTTGGTCTTCTCTTTTATCAGATACTATTGTAGGAGTAGCTAGAAAAGAATTTGCATTTGTTGATTTAGATGGAAATAGATATGTTGCAATAGGTACAGATAAATTTTTACTTATATATTTTGAAGGTCAGCTATTTGATATTACACCCTTACAGTCTACTTTAGCTTCTTCAACAATCGCAACAGTTCAGAACTCTCCAATTTGTACAATAACTACAGGAAGTGCTCATAATTTAGAACCTGGAGATATTGTTTTATTTGATAGTGTTACTTTACCTAGTAATACAGGTTATAACGCAAACGTTTTTGAAGATAAACTATTTCAAGTAACCTCAGCACCCACAACAACAACTTTTACAATTACTCAAAGTACTAATGCAACAACAACTGTATCTACTGGAGGAAGTATTTCTGTTATACCTTATGAAAAAATAGGTCCAGCAGCACAATCTTATGGTTATGGTTTTGGTATTTCTCAATATGGCGGAACTGTTTCGGGAGCTTTAACAAATACTTTATCTTCAGGAATAAATAATAGCGTAACTACAATCCCTGTAACATCTAACACAGGCTTTCCCACAGCAGGAACTATTTTAATTGGTACAGAACTGATTACCTACAGTGGTAAGGGAACTAATACATTAACTGGAGCAACAAGAGGAGCTAATGGTACAACAGCAGCAGCACATAGTAACTCTGCTTTAGTTACCGATGCTTCTGATTATGCAGGTTGGGGTTCAGCTGTTCAAGCTTCTCAAGTAACTCTAGAATCTGCCTTATGGTCATTGAGTAATTTTGGTCAAGTATTAGTTGCAACTATTGCAAATGGTAAAACTTTTACCTGGAACGCAGGAATTGCAGCTAGATTTACAACAAGGGCCTCTACAGGTACTACAGGTTTTTCAACTGCAAATAATCCAACGGCGACTAGAGTTACTTTAGTTTCACCTACAACCAGGCATTTAATTCATTTAGGAACTGAAATAACTATTGGGTCACCTTCAACGCAAGATGATATGTTTATAAGATTTTCTGAACAAGAAGATATTGATGACTATGTCCCTACAGCTATTAACTCGGCAGGGTCTCAAAGATTACAAGATGGAACTAGAATTATAGGGGCTTTAAAAGCTAAAGAAACTATTCTAGTGTGGACAGATAATGCTGTATATACAATGAAATTTATTGGAGCTCCATTTACATTTGGTTTTGAACAAGTGGGCACTAACTGTGGATTGATAGGTAAGAATGCAGCTATTGAAATTGATGGTGTTGCATTTTGGATGTCTACCAATGGATTCTTTATGTTTGATGGTACAGTTAAATCTTTACCTTGTTCTGTTGAAGATTATGTCTATGATCAAATAGACACTACTAAAGGTCAACAAATAAATGCAGGTATTAATAATTTATTCACAGAAGTTATTTGGTATTACCCTTCAACTAATTCAGAATACAATGATCAGTATGTAGTATTTAATTATGGAGAAGCTATGAAAGGTGGGGTGTGGTACACTGGAACTGAAGCTAGAACAACTTACCTAGATGCTAGTATTTATCCAAAACCTATTGCAACTAAATTTAATAGTACTAACTCAGGTACTTTTCCAGTTGTAGTAGGAGAAGATGGTTTAGGTCAAACAGTACTATTTGAACATGAAGTAGGAACAGACCAAGTTAATCCAAATGGTACTACAACAACTGTTACTTCTTTTGTTAAATCTTATGATTTCGATCTACAATCAAAACAAAAAGGTCCTGATGGCAAGGCTTCTGGACCAGCAATATCAGGAGAGACTTTCTTAGCAGTTAGGAGATTTGTACCTGATTTTAAAAATTTACAAGGAGACGCTAAAATAACTTTAGCAGTTAAGAGATATCCTCAACAATCAGAAACTACAACAGCATTAAGCCCCTTTACAATCACTGCAAGTACTGATAAAAAGGATACTAGAGCCAGAGGTCGTTTTGTTAACCTTAAAATAGAAAATGATGGTGCAGGTGAAAGCTGGCGTTTTGGTACATTTAGAATTGACGTACAACCCGACGGGAGAAGATAATGGCAAAAACTTTATATGACTTAGCACTGGAGTATTTAAATCAGGGAATGCCTGATATAACTCAAGCACCAGGAACCACTACTCCAACCCCTACTCCAACTCCAACTCCTGTTACACCTCAAAATCCTAATGCTCCAACATTACCTAGTGGTGGCGGTGGCGGTGGCGGTGGTGGTGGAAATAATGTTTATAATTCTAATTCTAATTCTAATTATTTAACTAGACCATATCAAAATGCTATCAATGACAGTTTACTTGGAACTCCTGATTATCAAGGGGTTGAACAAACATCAGGACTTGAATCTTTAATGGGAAAAATTCCTGGAATGACAATGTTAGCTAATGCTATAGGATCTAAACTTCCAGTTAATCAAACAGCTATTTTAAATAATGAATTAATAGGTGCAGGAATGCAATTAAATGACATTGGACAATTTGTATCTGATGGTGGAGATATAAATAAAGCAGATGGGTCAAATATTATGGCAGGTTACAATGCTTCTAAAGTAACTCAAGAAACTTTTGATAAAAGAAGAGATGTGATTGAAAAAAATATGAAAGACCCTAAACAAAAAGCAGCAAAGTTAGCGGCTCTTGATGCAGCAGAAGCAAGTTTCTTTGGTGCAACAGCTAAAGCAGATATGGTTTTTGATAACAAATCTCTAGCAAAAAATCCTGATTACATATCTCAAAAAATTATAAATCAAAAAATGAAAGAAGCTTTAGAAGGTGAAGATGATAGCGATGAGGATATAGATAGCTTTGATCCTTTAAATCAAATTGATTCTATGCCAAGTTTTTCTGGTATGAATGCACCAAGTGCTTTTACTTTAACTGCTCCACAGTATGGAGCTTCTTTTGGTCAAGGTTATGGTTCAGGATATGGAAATGATCCAATAATAACTGGAGGAACAAATTTAAATGATTTTGATGGACTTGGACCTATTACTGGAGGAACAAATCAAAATGATTTTGTTGGACTTGGACCTATTACTGGAGGAACAAATCAAAATGATTTTGTTGGACTTGGACCTATTACTGGAGGA